AAATAGCGACTTTGACCCGTCGTGGGGCGTTCGTGGCGACGAGTTCATCGCCGACCTACGTGGTGAACGCGGCATTCGCCGCCTGCGCGAGATGTCGGAGAATGACCCGATCTGCGGCGCGATCCTGTCCGCGATGGACCTCATGGTCAGGAGCACTCCGTGGCGCGTCGAGGGTGGCTCCGAGCAAGCCCGCGACCTGATCGAGTACGCCATCAACAACCTCGAAGACACGACCTTCGAGATGTTCCTGTCCGACGTGCTGTCGTTTCTGCCGTTTGGTTTCAGCGTGTTCGAGATCGTCGCGCGCCGACCTTCCGAGAACCGCAATGGCTGGGTCACGCTCAAGGCGCTCGCCCCTCGGGCGCAATGGACTGTCGATCGTTTCGAGACCGACCGCACGGGCAAGATCAAGGGCGTCTGGCAGCTTGCCGCGACCGGCAGCGCCTTCATCCCATACTCGAAACTGCTGCACTTCCGCACCGCGAGCAAGCAGAACGACCCGGCAGGTGTGTCGGTTTTGCGCAATGCCTACACGTCCTGGTACTACGCCAGTCGCATCCGCGAAATCGAGGCTGTCGCCATCGAGCGCGAATTGAACGGTCTGCCGGTATTCCGAATCCCGTCCGAGTATCTCAGCCCGGACGCGACCGCCGAGCAGCGCGTCTTCGCAGCCAAGATCGCCACCATCGGCCGCGACGTGAAGCGGAACGAGATGGGGCACGTCGTTTTGCCGTCCGACTATTACGAGGACGCGGACGGCAAGCTGACCAACAACCGGATGGTCGAGTTTGAACTGGCAGCGTCCAAGGGCACGCGCGACATCAACACGGGCGAGGTCATCATCCGCTACCAGCAGGACATGGCGCGCTCTGCCCTGGCGGACTTTGTGCTACTCGGCACGAATGACCGGGGGTCTTTCGCCCTGTCCAAGTCCAAGGCCGACCTGTTCCTGAAGGCGCTTGAAGGCTACCTTGATGCGATAGCTTCGGTGCTGAATCGCAAGCTCGTGCCGAAACTGCTGGCGTGGAACGGCCTTGATATGGCCGACGCGCCGAAGATCGTACACGGACGAGTTGCCCCGGTCGATCTGAAGGAACTCGGCGATTACATCGCGCGCATGGCCGGTGTCGGCATCCGTCTCACGGACGGCGCGTCCGAGGATCATATCCGCACCGCCGCGGGTCTGCCGCCCTCCTCGGGCGACCCCGCACAGCCCGCATATGTATCGCCCACGGGCGATATTCGCGGACAATCGTCCGCAGGCGATACGCCAGATGACACGGAAGAGGACAAATGATGCCAGTTTACACAGCGAAGGCGTACGGCGCCGAGCCGGTCTATGCGTACCGCCCCGTTCTCAACGCAGAGATGCTCCGAGACTGGGCAGCAGCGCAGGGATTGACACAGGCGCTCCCCGCCGATGACATGCACGTGACTGTTGTGTTCAGCAAGACCCCCTTCAGCGCCGAGATAACACAGGCAGCGAAAGAACACACGATCATCGGATATGGGAATATCGTCGTGCGTGGCGGGAAGCGCACGGTGGTACCGCTTGGCGACAAGGGCGCCGTCGTACTCAAGATCGAATGTGCCGATCTCCAGTATGAGCACATGATCTTCCGCGAGATGGGAGCGTCGTGGGACTTCCAGGAGTACACGCCGCATATCACGATCACCTACACAGGGTCGGATGCGCCGGTGGCACAGATGCAACCCTTTACGGGAGATATCGTTCTTGGGCCGCTGCGCGCCGAGCCGCTAAACCCCGACTGGGACGGGGAGGTCGTCGAGACCGCGCTACCCGAATCGCCCGACTTGTCCAAAAACGGCAAATCTGCCACACTGCAAGAGAAAGCCGAGGGCAAAAACATGGACGATACCGTCACCAAGGCAACAGAGATTCTCAAGGTGGACCGCCAACGGCGGATCGTCTGGGGATGGGCATCTGTCTCGACGGTCAAGGGCGAACTCGTCGTGGACCGGCAGGGCGATCGCATCGCCCCTGTACAGATGGAGAAGATGGCCGACAGTTTCATGCGCAGCACCCGCGCGGCCAAGGCCATGCACGAGGGGGCAGACGTGGGCGAGATCATTCACTCGTTCCCGCTGACCAAGGAACTGGCCGAAGCCTTCGACATACAGACGGACAAGGAAGGCTGGATCACCGGCGTCTACGTCGCTGACGACGCCGAGTGGGCCAAGGTTTTGAGGGGCGAGTACGCCGGTCTGAGCATTGGCGCACGGGCGAAGAGGAAGCCGGTATGAAACCCTATGACCTGGAAGACATCGAGCTTACCGAGTTGTCACTCGTGGATGTTCCAGCGAATCAACACGCCAGTGTTGTGCTATGGAAGCGATTCGGCTACAAGGATAGTGTCAAGCCCGAATTTGAGGGCCAAATCGAGAAAGGAGATGGTTCTGTGACCGTCGAAGAACTCACCAAGTCGCTTGAGGGTCTTCAGACCCAGGTCGCAGACCTGACCAAGCGCGCCGAAGAAGCGGAGACCGCCAAGGCCGCCGCCGAAGCCGCCGCCGCAGACCTGACCAAATCCGCCGAGGAGGCCGGTCTGGCTGTCGAGGACGGCAAGATCGTCAAGCGAGCCGACCCCGAGTACGTCGAGATCGACGGCGAGAAGGTCGAGAAGTCGCTGGTTCCTGCGCCGGTGCTCAAGGCGTTGGAAAAAGCTGCTGCTGACATCGCCGAGATGCAGAAGCGCGCCGAGGAAGTCGATCTAGCCAAGCGCGGCGAGACCGAACTGCCGAACCTCGCGGGCACTGCACTGGCGAAAGGCCGTCTTCTGAAGTCGCTGGAAGGCGACGCCGAACTGCTCGCAGCCCTGAAAGCCGCCGACAAGGCGATGGCAGGCAACTACGAGGAGAAGGGCGAAGGCAAGATGGACGACGACATGGCGGAACCCGCCAAGAAGCTCGACCGCATGGCCGCTGACTACGCCACCGAAAAGGGCGTGTCGAAAGAAGTCGCGTTCGCCGAAATCACCAAATCCGGCGAAGGCTATGACCTTCTGCGCGCGCTGCGCACCACCGCCAACTGAGGAGAGACGCTCATGGCTTACACCGAAGAGGCAACCTGCGTCACGCTCATCGCTGGCGCAGACCTTCGCACTCACCAGTTCAAGTTCGTGTCGGTTGCCGCCGATGGCGAGGTTGAACTGACCGCCGACGACGCAAAAGCGCAAGGCGTTCTGATGAATGCGCCGAACACCGGCGAAGCGGCCACGGTCGCAATCGGCGGTATTGTCAAGGTCGAGTGCGGTGATACCGTCACCCGCGGCGGCGACGTTGCTTCCGGCGCGAACGGCGAGGCCAAGGATGCTGGTACGGCATCGACGGTTCTCGGCACCGCACTCGAAACCGGCGCAGACGGGCGGGTCATCTCGATCCTGCTTGGTCGCTGAACAGGCTGAGGAGTCACAGCAATGCCCCAACCCACCGCACGCGCTGTTCACGTCGATCAGCCGCTCACCAACATCTCGATCGCGTTTCTCCAGAACGCCTCGAACTTCGTCGCCGGTCAGGTGTTTCCGAACCTTCCGGTTCAGAAGCAGTCGGACCTCTACTACATCTTCGATCGCGGCTACTTCAACCGCGACGAGGCGAAGAAGCGCGCTCCGGGTACCGAAGCGGCCAAGGTCGGCTTCGAACTGGAAACGGCCAGCTACTTCGCAGATGTCTGGGCCGTGAAGCATGGCATCCCGGATCAGATCGCGGCGAACGCCGACGCGGTTTTGAACCTGGAGCGGTCGGCCGCTGAACTGGTCACACACAAGATGCTCATCCGTCGTGAGAAGGATTGGGCCTCCAACTACTTCACCACCGGCGTGTGGGGCACCGACTACACGGGTGTCGCCGCAACCCCCGGCACGGGTGACGTGGTCCAGTGGTCCGACCAGACCTCGGGCGACCCCATCGGTGACATCCGCACCGCCAAGACGGACATCATGGAATCGACCGGCTTCATGCCGAACACCATGGTCATGTCGCAGCGTGTTCTGGATGCTCTGGTGGATCACCCGGACATCGTGGACCGGATCAAGTATTCCGGCGGCGTCGGCAACCAGAATCCGGCGGTCACGTCCGAGCAAGCACTGTCGCAACTCTTCGGCATCCCTCGTATCCTCGTGATGCGCGGCGTCGAGAACTCGGCAGCCGAGGGTGACAGCAATGTCCACGCCTTCATCGGCGGCAAGAACGCCCTGCTGACCTACTCGGCGCCCACGCCCGGCATCATGACACCGAGCGCCGGTTACACCTTCTCGTGGCAGGGCTACCTCGGTCAGTCCAACACGTTCGGCATGGCAACCAAGCGTCGCTACCGCGACGAACTGGAGACCACCGAGATTGAAGGTTCGATGGCGTTCGATCACAAGCTGGTCGCGAGCGATCTCGGGGTGTTTTTCTCTGGGATTGTAAGCTAGTAGCTTGACACGACTTTGGGCGGCCCTTCGGGGCCGCCCACCTAATTTGGAGACCTCCCGATGGCACGTCTGATTACCCGAGAGTTCAACCCCGCCGTTCCGGTCATAGTGCGTCGCTTCTTCGTTGCAGCAGGCCGCCACTGGGAGCCGGGCGATGTATTTGAATGGCAGCGCCTGTCTGTTGCGCAGCGCCGCGTCAAGCAACTGTTCGACGCGGGCAAACTTATGCACGAGGGAGAGGCTGGACACGCCGTGCCTCGCGAAAAACCAAAAGCCTCCCCTGCCGCGGTTTCTGCCGACCCCGCGCCTGAAGCGGTCTCCGCACCGATCAGCGAGGCTCCCGTAGCCGACGATGCAGAGCCAGAGGATGATTTGACACACCTCGACATGAAGCAGCTTCGCGAGATCGCGGAGCGTATCGGAGCGCCGTCTCGCGTCAGCCGCGCGGCGCAACGCCAGGCAATTCGGGAGACTCGTGCATGAGCGGTAAAACTCACGGCGCTCGCGTCCTTCATGTCAATTTCAGCCGTCCTGTTACACTGGACACGCCGTTCGCACCGACGCGGGGGCTTTACGTCGGCACCGGCGGGGATGTCGCTGTCACTTACGCCAACGGCATGACGGATACGCTGCCGGGACTGGCAGCGGGCGTATGGCATCCGATGCACATCACACAGGTCAGCACCACGGGCACAACGGCTGCTGACATCCACGTCGGCTACTGATTACGTCCATGGACATCGACGCCGCCCGACAGGCCGAGGTCGCCCGCTACGTCAACGCCTACCGCAATCCGCGATACCGTCTCGGCGACAATCGCCGCCGACACATTGAGCGTCACCTTGCGCGTATTCCGAGAGGTAGCCTTCTCGACGTGTCCACGGGCCGCGCCGAGACGCTACAGATCGCGCGCAACCTGGGCTACGACCCTGTGCAGGGCACAGAGGCCGTGGACTACCTTTGCGATGGCACGAATGTCGTGCAGGCACTGGCGCACGACCTGCCGTTTGCAGATTCAACCTTTGATACGGTCACCATGTTCGACGTGATGGAGCATCTGGTGCCTGTTGATACCGCAGCGGTCTGCGCAGAGTTGAAGCGCGTCGCGCGCCACAGGGTGCTACTGACGGTGTGCAACCGTCCATCCAGTTTCGGGTCGGACGGCAGGGATCTTCACATTAATCGGCGCGACTCCTACGAGACGTGGCACAGCGAACTGGCTGTCCATTTTGGCGCGGCCGTGCTACGCTACGGGGCCGAGGGTTCCATCAGCGAGATGTTCGAGGTGCCGCTGTGACGATTGAAACCATCCGCTTCTACGTCGGCGATACGACAGTGCCGTATCTGTTGACTGACGATCAGATCACGCTCGCCATCGACGCAACAACGAGCGATCTGGCAGCCGCTGCGCTCTGCGCACGGTCTCTCAGCGCGCGGTTCGCCCGGCAGGTGGACAAGCGGTTCGAGACGATCTGGTCGTACAACAGCCAGAAGGCCGCAGCATTTGAGAAATTGGCGCGCAGCCTGGAGCAGCAGGCCAAACTGGCTG